GTAGATCGCCAAAAGCATAAAGTACAGACACCAGCCCGCGCCGATAATCATATACCACATAAGATAGAACATTCCGGCGACAAGCATAGCGCCACACCACAACGGGGCGTTGCGCTTATTTACGCGGATACCGAAGCCCAGCCGAAAACCAGCCATTCGTTTTAGTGTCTTTGTAAAGGTTACGAACATAGAGCAAATCCCCCTTTGAATTGTAAATTTTCAAGGCAGAATTTACCCATTCTGACCTTTAACACAATTATACGGCTTCCGCGCGCTAAAATCAAGAATAAAGCGGAATATTTACACGCTGTTTGCAAATAATCAGAATGAAGAGGGATCGCACACGATATGAAGATATACGACTATAACGGGAAAAAGAATATTTGCGGCGAACGATTGCGTCAAGCGCGGGTGATCCAGCGTTTACGGCAAGAGGATTTAGCCGCAAAGGCACAGACGCAGGGCGTTAATATGGAGCGGGACAGCATAAGCCGA